TTTCAGATCAACCTGATTCGTCGCGCCGCTCTGGCAGCGCTCACTACCGTCACGATCAATTCGCTCGGGTACATGGGCGGCGGCGTCGGGTCTTCGACCGACTTCGTCACGAACTACTTCTACAACAACGTCTGCAGGGACACTCGGGGCTTTACTGCCATCGGCACGGGCGGGACACCGGCAACGCTTGACGTCAATGGATTGCCGACGGGACCGAGTTCGTTGGTGATGAACACGCCGCCCAGCGCTGGCGTATCAGGGCCAGTGGCTCCCGGCAGCTACTACCTGAACGTCTATTCGGTCGGGCAGACGGTCACCGCGGCGATGAACGCGGCCAGTGGAATGACGCTGGGCACCGGCGTTCCGCAAGGGGACGGGGTCTGCGTTCGCTATCCCGTGACCGTTGCTCTCGGAACGGCAGGTTCGCAAACGATCAACTTCAGCGGCGCGATGTCGCAGTTGCCCGACATGGCGCGCGATGGCTCGGTCACGGCGGTGGGGCAGCCCGAGTTCGCTTCTGCTGCACTGACGCACTACGCCAAGTTCGCGACCTTGCGGTTGATGGACTATCTGGGCACGAACACCCGCACCGATGTGGCGTGGACCGATCGGCCAGCCGAATTCGACATCCGCGCCTACAAGTCGGGTGGCAGTCCCTTCGCCTGGGGGACGATGGTCAAGTTCATCAATGCCGTGGCGTCGCAGGCCGGTTCAAAGCTCCGCAACGTCCTGATCAACATTCCGTACAACGTGGATACCAGCTACGCCCCGGCGTTGTCGGCGTATCTCACAGCGCAAGGGCTGACCAGCGCGGTTCAGATCTACGTGCAGCTGTCCAACGAGCACTGGAACACGAGCTTCACGACCTGGGGGGCCTACCAGACCCTCGCGATCGCGGAGCTGCAGTATCTGACCAACTACGGCATCGGAAGTCCCACGATCAGCTCGGTTACTTCCGACGGCACGAACCTGACGTTCACTACCGTCTCGCCGATCGGATCGTATCTGACCACGACCGCTCCCTGCGTGGTGGTCGGGAACGTCGGAGGGTTCAATGTCGGGACGCTGGCATCGCCAGTAACGGCGACCAAGACTGGCAGCAACACGTTCACGGTTCCGTCCACCGGCAGCGCCGGCACTGGTCAGTTCGGGGTGATCTTCAACCTGTCATCGACGCTGCTTGGCGATGGCGTTCTGCCAACCATCAGCGGCACGAAGGGCTGCAACTACAAGTGGTTCATCCGCAAGATGTTCCAGCTGCAGCAGCAATGGGTCGTCAACCGTCCGCAAGACAAGTGGTTCTTCGACGCTCAGTTGTACGGCGGCGAGACTGCCGGAACCGGCGGCAACGCGTCGAGCCCCATCGAATTCGACTACGCTGCCTGGCTGGGCGGCGGTTCCGCCTCTTCCTGGGTCGATTCGGCAGCGATCGGCTGGTACGTCACTGCGGCCTCCAACAGCACGGTGAACGCGGTCTTTACCGACCTGAACAACAAGCTAAACACGACTTACGACGGCTACGTTCGCGGGCATGTCTACCAGTGCAAGAAATATGGTCTGCACCCCATCGCCTACGAGTGCGGCCCGGACACGCAGAACATCCCCGCGCTGCAATCGGCCGTCGCCACCGATGCCCGGATGCAGACGTTCACCACGGCCATGATGGACAAGTGGTTCTCCAACGGCGGTGAGATCTTCTGCTGGTACTACGTGTCGCCCGCCCCCTTCGTGGACGGCAACACGCAGGGCGGATGGCCGGCGCTGCAGTCGTACGCGGACGTCACCTCGCCGAAGTTCGCGGCGTTGATGGCCTACCTGCCAAGCACGATCAGCTACGCCAACATCAACTCCGGCTCGCCCGTGGGCCTGACGACCTACTTCCAACTCGCCAGCTCGCGCGAAGCTCTCAGCGGCGGTCTTCTGGGCTGGTTCGACAACTCGACGCCGTGCTTTGTGGACGTCACGATTCCGATCCCTGTCGCCGGCTCTTACCAGTTGACGGTGGTGGGCTGCGTAGGCACGGCTCCCGCCACGATCGACATCCACAAAGATCCGACGAACCTGGCCGACGGCACTTTGATCGGCACCTCGACCCTTCCGGTCGTCACGGGCGGCTGGAACGCGGGCGCCACCAGCGCCAACGCAGCGGCCGTCTCGAACCCGGTGACGACGACGCTGGCCGCCGGCGTTCACACCATCCGGTTTTCGAATCCCAGCGCCGTCGGTCAGCATGGCATCGGGCTCTACCAACTTCAGGTCACCGCTCTTTGACACGCTGGACCTGATTCCGGATACACTCACGCGAAATGAAACTCAGCGGGGATGAACTCCAATTCCTGGCACGGTTCAACCGAAGTCCAGATGGGGCTGCCCTACTGAAGATCCTCCGAGCCAAGTTGGCCGAGAGTGACAAGGCATTGCGCAACGCCCGCGGCGAGGACGTCCTCCGAGCCCAAGGCCGCGCAATCGAGCTGGACGAGCTCGTGGCCGACATCACCGAAGCCGAACAGAAGCTCAAACGCAGCGTGCCATCGCGTCTCGCGACCCTGCACCCTGCGCCCTGATTGGGAACCGCCATTGCGCATCCCGTGCGAACCCCGGTACCGCCTCAGTTTGCGGTGAACCTGGATCGTGGAGATTGTTGAATGCCGGCTTCCCAAGCCCCGACCGAAACCCGTCTCCCTCGCGCTGTGATGCGCATCGCTGCGGACGTCCAAGCCCGCATCGACGCCAAGAACGCCGCGCGAACCGGAACCGAAACCCAAGATCCCCCGCCCGCGCCGGCCCCGGTCGCCGCGAGCCCTGCAGAAACACCGCCCGCGCCGACGCCGCCGGCTGACCCTCGCGAAAGCGATCCGGTCTACTGGAAGCAGCGGTTCAACGTCACCGAAGGCATGCTGCGCAAAGAGCGCGCAGACCGGGTGGCGGCCGCGGCAGCGATGAATCAGCAGATTGCCGATTTGCAAGAGGCCAATCGGGCCCTGCAAGCCAGCAAACCCGCCGAACCGATCGACGTGGCCGCGTTCTTCACGCCCGCCGACATCGAAAAGTACGGCGAGGAGCAGTGCCAGGTGATGGCGAACGCGGCGCAGGCCGCGGCGGCCAAGTCAGTCACCGCTCTGCGTGCGGAATTCGACGCCCGGCTCAAGCCGATCGCCGATGCCCGCAAGCAAGAGCAGACCGACGCGGCCGCCCGCGCTGTGCAAGATTTCGTGGACAAGCTCGTGGAGCTCGTTCCGAACTACGCCGTGATCGACAAATCCCAGCCCTGGCTCGACTGGCTCACGCAGCTCGACGAACCGACGCAGCTGATCCGACAGGACATCCTGGACAACCACGTCGCGCGCCGCAACGCGCCCGCCGTGGCCAGGATGTTCAAGGATTTCGAGAAGTCCCAGACCCCGCCGCCCGCGCCGCCGATGACGCCGCACGGGGGTGCCGCGAGCACGCCGACGCCGCCCGCGCCGACGCCACCAGCCGGTGGTGATGGCCAGGGCGCTCCGACGGACGCCGAGGTCAAGGACTACTACAAGCGCGCCGCAATCGGCAGGGTCAAGGACGACGAACGGGTGAAGTTCGAAGCGCGGATGAAGCTCCGCGGCGCGCGCTAGCGCGCCACCACCTTCAGTTCACCAGGAGAGCGTCATGACTGGCGTTGCACGCGCGTCGGGCCTGCCCGACTACGGCCCCTCGGGCACCATCAACTACGACCCGGTCCTGTACTCGGGCAAGTTGGTCGAGAAGTTCTACAAGTCCACCGTGTTCGGCGAGATCGCCTCGACCGACTACGAAGGCGAGATCGCGGGCTACGGCGCGCAAGTCGTCATCCGCACGATCCCCGACGTGATCGTGTCGGACTACGTCGTGGGCGCCGGCCTGGGCCAGCAGTACCCGACGTCCAACTCGACCAACCTGACGATCAACCGCGCCAAGTCGTTCGCCGTGGCGTTGACGACCGTGGACGCGCGCCAGGCCGACGTCGACATGGCCGACATCTTCGCCAACGACGGCTCGATCCAGCTGCGCATCGCAGCCGACGCCGACGTCCTGACGACGATCCCGGCCGAAGTCGCCACGGCCAATCAGGGCACGCACGCGGGCGCGGACTCGGGCTCGATCAACCTGGGCGATTCCACCACGCCGGTCATCATCACGCCGACCAACGTGACGAATTTCCTGGTCGACTGCGGCACGGTGCTCGACGAGCAAAACGTGCCCGACGAAGGCCGCTGGTTCGTCGCGCCGCCGTGGTTCATGGGCGCGCTCAAGAAGTCCGATCTGCGCATCGCGTCGCTGTCGGGTGACGGCGTCTCAATCCTGCGCAACGGCAAGGTCGGCGAAGTGGACCGCTTCACGCTGTACCAGTCGCGCAACCTGCTCACGCAGACCAGCCCGGGCCCCGCGTCGTACTGCATGTTCGGCCATTCGGCCGGCCTGACGTTCGCCGCGCAGATCGTCGAGAACGAGATGATCACCAACCCGAACGACTTCGGCTACATCATCCGCGGCCTGATGGTCTACGGCTTCAACGTGATCGACGGCCAGTACGTCGGCACGGCTGTCGTCGCCCGCGGCTGATGGTGACGGGTAGCGCCAAAAGCGCTACCCTTCACTCGAGCCTTTTCGCAGCTTCACCGGAGATCCATCATGGGTACCCTGACCACCAAGAACCCCTACGTGTCCTCGGACACGTTCAAGACCGACCCCGACATCATCTCGGGCGAGCGTTCCAAG